GTGCTGTTTTCCGGTGACGAGCGTGCCATGGTCAAAGCCAACGTGGAATCTGTGCTGCTGGCTGAAAATATGGAGCTGGACGGCAAGACCTCCAAAGACACCGGCGTGAAGATCATGGACAAGGACACCGGCTGGACGCTGGTTGTGGACTGCGTATTTGACCAGCCGACCGCTGAAGCCTGTGTGGCGGCTTGTTTTACCAAGACCGGCTATCATGGCTTCAAGGTGAAATACAGCAGCGGTACAGCTGTCCAGTGGTCTACCAACACCGTGAACAATGGCCGCGGCACGAATGTCACCACCATTTCCGGTATTGGTACGCAGTATGTGGCCGATCAGTACCGCGAGCTGGTGGTTCTGCGCCACGTCAAGGGCAGCCGGAACCTGTTCGTCTATTTCGCAAATCCGAATAGCGACGACATCATTTCCCGCGAGCTGACCAAGACCATCGACACGGCATCTGACGCGACCCTCATGCTGGGCTGCGACAATGACGGCAAGAACTTTGCAACTGGTTTCCTGTACCGCTGTAAGCTCTGGAAAGATGACCTCGGCGAAAACGAGTGCCTGAAAATGGCAGCATGGCCGCGCGAGGAAAGCTATCTGGAAGTTGTCAGCACTGGCGGCGCGATTAAGACGGGCGGCGGCACGACCTCCATTGACCTCATCCATGCGGGCCTGTTGAATGGCTATCACCGGATGAATCCGACCAACAGCAACGACGGAGGCTGGCCTGCATCTGAAATGCGCAGTTGGCTCCAGAACCGATATCTGGCCGGTCTGCCCGCGGCTCTGCGCGGCATTCTGGTGTCGGTACATATTTCGTCTGTCGATTATGGCGGCGGAACTGCTGGCATCTTGGAATCGGAGGACAAGGTCTATCTGCCGTCCCGTCGTGAGATGAACGGTGAAAAGTCGGAGCCGTTTGTGTATTGCGGCGAGCAGATTCCGTGGTTCACATCTGACCGCGTCCGCATCAAATTTGCGGGCTATACGCTGGCGCACAACGTGAATTTCACTGTATCCAGCACCGCGCCCAAGACCCCTAAAAAGGGCGATGTGTGGATTTGTTCTGCCGACAGTAACGTGGGATATCTCTGGAATGGACACGCATGGGTAAGGGCGCGGTGGT